TATGCCCGCCACTGTTCATTGTGCTGATCTTGAAGATGCCATTCAAAAATACAATGGTCGTGAATATGTTTATCCCGGCAGTGATCCACAGGAATGAGCAAGATTATTGAGTTCTGGGTAAACAGTTACAGAAGTGATCGCAAAGCATTCTGGCTTGAACTGGTAGGCTTCGTGTTCACAGTAGCGGCAAGCATGTACCTAGCAATCAATGCCAACGCACCAGACATGACAGTCGTTTATCCATTGTCTCTTGTCGGCGTGATTGCACAGGTGTATGCTAGCTACCGTAGAGGTGCGGCATGGGTCTTGTTATTGACATCGTACTTCGTGTGCATTAACGTGTTCGGCTTTGGCCGTGCAATGGGCTGGTATTAAAGGAGAGTGTAATGAACCTCATTGATTTCTTGAGTGAGATTGAAGTTGATGAACACAATTTGCGAGATACACTGAGTGATTTGTCAGATAGCATACTCGTTACTGAGTTACGCAAGTATCGTCAGCAAAGAATAGATGATTACCTATCTGTGAAGGATGGTGTGTCAAGAAGTATCTACGTGCATGGCGATCTTGAAAAGGATGCATTTGAAATCAGCAGACGCATTGAAGCGATTGACATGATCTTAGATGAGTACAGTGTAGACCATGAGCCATTCGACTTTGAATCAGTTGAGTGGTGGGATGATAAGGAGGGACTCAATGAGTAAGCATTGGCGTGACTCAATGAATGAACGCAATCAGGACTGGATCAACAGTCGTGAGAAGCCAAAAGAAATTGTAACTAAAGTCTCCAATCAAAAGTATCGTGATGGGTGGGACAGAATCTTTGGAGATAAGAATGGAACTGGCACTACTAAAGAGCCTACTAAATAAAGAATTCTACGATGAGTTCAAAGGTGATAAATGCCCACACAAATTATTCAGTAAGGATCTGAGTAAGATCAAAACACTGATTGATGAGGCAATGGATAAGTATCGTCGTGACCTTACAGTCAATGAGATTCAGGGGTTGTTTTTTGCGTCAGATCCTACACTGACATCTGCACAAAAAGATGTGTATGATCGTGTGTTTACCAAACTGCGCAGTGAGACAGCTATTGGCAAAGATGTAGCCAGTGATATTTTATCTAAACTTTTTCAGCAGTACCTTGGCGAGGAAGTTGCGAACATTGGCTTTAACTTAGTCAATGGTACGCAGACATCTATGGAGCCACTACGCAGGCTCGTGAGTAACTACCGTGATGATTTCCTCCCCGACTTAAACATTGAGTGGGACGACTTGGAGATTGAGACATTGCTTGAGAAGAATGATCTAGAGACACGTTGGCATTTCAACTTACCTACACTTTCACAGCACGTTGAGGGTGTGAATGCGGGACACTTGATCGTGGGTGGTGCTCGTCCCAACACAGGTAAAACATCTTTCCATGCGTCACTCATCGCTGGCCCGAATGGCTTTGCACAGCAGGGTGCTAACTGTGTCATCCTCTGTAATGAAGAAGCTACCCATCGTGTTGGAGCACGTTACCTGACAGCCGCTAGTGGCATGACAATGCGGGAGATACGTGACAATCCACGTGAGGCACATCACCGCTGGTCTAAATTAAAGAGTAACATCCACATCAAGGATGCCACTGGGCAGTCCATGCATTGGGTTGAGTTAGTCTGTAAGACATACAATCCTGACATCGTGGTGTTAGACATGGGTGATAAGTTTGCACCTGATCAATCTCATGAGGGATTGAAGCTGTGTGCTATCCATGCAAGGCAGATAGCCAAGGAGTATGGCTGTGCAATCTTTTACATGTCACAGCTAAGTGCTGAGGCTGAGGGACGTACCAATCTTAATCAGTCGATGATGGAAGGTAGTAAGACTGGCAAGGCTAGTGAGGCTGACCTGATGCTGTTGATTGCGAAAGATCCTCCAGTCGAAGGTGTTGAAGATGATGGGTACACTCGTCACATTAATGTAGCTAAGAATAAGTTGAGTGGGTGGCATGGACGTATCACCTGTAACTTAAACTACTACATCGGACGGTATGAAGTGTGAGCCATGATCAACTGGAGATGTTTGACAAGTTCTTTGCATATGATGGTGAAGATGCCATCGTGTGTAAGAAGTGTGGCGTTGCCCAACCTCCAGAGAACTTTCAACACATGGAGTCTGGTGAGATTAAACGTAAGTGTAAGTCCTGCCAGAAGAAACATAACCAAGTTGTATCTAGGTTACGCAAGGAGGTGCCTGATCCTCCTGACGATTATCAATGCCCAATCTGTTTGCAGACATTGCAGGAGATTGGTAAGCATGGTCAGGCAAAATTACAGAAATGGGTGTTGGATCATTGTCATGACACAGACACATTCAGGGGTTGGATTTGCTTCAACTGCAACTCTGGACTAGGATCTCTCAACGATGACATTGAAACAACGAAACGTGCAGTTAGATATTTAGAGGCACATCAGAATGAAATTAGTTCTTGACGTAGAGAACACCGTCACAAAGATTGATGGAAAACTACATTTAGACCCATTTACACCCACAAATTCCCTTGTCATGGTTGGTGTTTATCCTGAAGGGGGTAAGTCGAAGCACTACACATTTGATCACGTAGATTATGATTGCAAGTATGAGTACAGGAAACGTGACTGTGATGAGATACAGGCACTACTTGATCAGACCACATTGTTAATTGCACACAATGCACCACACGATTTGATGTGGATGTGGGAAAGTGGATTTAAATATGACGGTGCTGTGTGGGACACGATGCTTGCTGAGTACGTACTACAACGTGCGCAGAAAGAACCACTGTCATTGGAAGCTGTTGCTGAACGCAGGGACTTACCTGTGAAGAAGCAGGATACTCTGAAGAACTACATGAAGCAGGGCGTACCCATCAATGAGATTCCATATGAAGAGCTAAAAGAATATCTTTACGCTGACTTAGAGACGACAATGGCTCTGTACTATGATCAGTCTCATGACTTCAGGGAAGATGAGAATCGCGGCTTGATGACTACTGTCGATCTCACAATGGAGACATGCGTGCTACTCGCTAAGATCTACCGCAATGGATTCACTGTAGATACAGAAGCATTGGAAGATGTGCGTGTCGAATTTGAGACAGAGAAATTATCACTTATTCGTGATTTAAATGAGTCAATAATATCACTTATGGGTGATACTCCGATTAATCTCAATTCACCTGAGCAATTGTCTTGGGTCATCTACTCACGCAAGCCGAAGAACAAAACGCAATGGGCAAACGAAGTTGACCCATATATGAGTCCTACTGACTTTAAACGATTCATTAATGAGTCAAGTACACCTGTTAGACGTACAAAGGCAGTCAAGTGTTCTGAGTGTAGGGGAAACGGTACGTTCTACAAGAAAAAGAAAGATGGATCTAACTTTAAGAATGCAAGCAAGTGTCCAACATGCACTGGCAATGGGTACGTGCTGACTGAGTTACCTAAACTTGCAGGTCTGAAGTTTACTCCCCCTACTGTTGGATGGCACAGTGCTAACGGGTTCAGCACAAGTAAATCTAACTTAGAATATCTGGAGCGAGTTGCCCGATCAAAGGAGATGCATGAAGCAGTAGATTTTTTATCTAAAATTCGCAGACTCAGTGCTGTTGATACTTATTTAAACAGTTTTGTTGATGGCATCAGATCTTTTGTTAAGCCAGACGGTAAGCTACACGTTCGCCTAACACAGCACATGACCTCTACAGGTAGGTTCTCAGGACGAGATCCAAACATGCAGAACATGCCACGCGGCGGTACATTTCCTGTAAAACGGGTGTTCAAGTCCAGATTTGCAGGAGGTAAGATCATGGAGGCTGACTTTGCTCAGCTAGAGTTCCGTGTAGCGGCATTCTTGTCACAAGATAAAGTAGCAATGAAAGAGATTGAGGAGGGATTTGATGTCCATGCGTACACCGCAAAAGTCATTTCGGAAGCGGGTCAGGCAACTACTAGGCAGGAGGCGAAGGCACACACATTCGCTCCACTCTATGGAGCAACAGGATTCGGAAGAAGTCCCTCAGAAGCAGAATACTACGAACACTTCACAGACAAATACAAAGGAATAGCGAAGTGGCATCGCAACTTAGCGACTGAGGTGCTGACGTTCAAGAAGATTACCACACCTAGCGGTAGGCAATTTTCATTCCCTGATGTGAAGCGTAGAAAGAATGGAACGATTACTAACTTCACTGCTGTGAAGA